ATCAGTTACTGGCTGGATTAATGGATCAGAGAGTGAAGAAGAAAAGAAAAAGAGAGTTGATGCTTTATGCATGTATCTTGTGACTAAGGATGCTATGAGAATATTATTAGATATTTCACATGATGCAAAGAAAAATATGTTTAAAGTATATTGTGATAAGATTCGACATTTCACAGCATTAACTCATGAGGACGAAGACTATTATGTCAATAAAATATCAAAAACTACTTTAAGCTATGTTAGGAAAAATATTGAAAAATACGATGCTTATTGTGGAAAGGAAGATAATTATGACCCATTTTATGAAGGTAGACCACCAGGATCACCAATTCCAGAAGGATTTCAATGGTATGATTTAGCTAATTTATTTAGAGGTGATTTTGGAAAAAATATATTAATTGGTAGAATAGGATTTTCAATTATGTTATTCATAGCCGCATGTCTATTGTGTGGAGCTAATATGTTATTTGGATTAGGTTTACTAGTTTACTCATTGTACACTCTTATTATGAATGTTTGGGATGCATATATTTTTTATAAGTTTGCTAAAAATAAGGATATTGAACGTAGTGAATGGAAATGGGCTTATTGGTTCATTGTTTTAGGTGGAATACTAGGTATTTTACATGCTGTAAAATTCTTCTTAATCGCTAGAAAAGAATATTATCAAGGTTCTGAGGCAAAAGTTAAAAGTTTACAAAATCAAGGTTTTACTAAAAAATTTATGGCTTTTAACTTAATGTCTAAAGGAATTATTAATATATTGATCTTATTAAAGATAGTTCAAGTTAGAAAAGGTGATGAGAAGAAAATAAGTACATTATTTGATTCAATGATAGATATAGCACGTTCAACAATGTGGTACAATGATGAAGGATTCCAACATTTTAGTACTCATTTGAAAAATCAAGGCAAAGAAAAATGGCAAAAGAAAGGAAAAGAAAAAGTTAAAAATGGTGAACCCAGTGTCTCAGCTGGTATTGATGACATGAATAATTTTGATCTACCAGAAGACATGTTTACTAATGACCCAACTGTTTATTCTTTTGATGAAGTAAGTGATAAAGTAAGAATTTTATTGAAAAAGCATGCTTTATGGATTGCTTTGGGAGTTGGAATTTTTCTTGGGATTTTATATCTTGTATGGCCTGAAAAGAAAGTTGTTAACGAGAGTGAAGATGTTTCAAATGAAGGTAAAAGAAATTATAATAGATCTCGTGACGCGAAATTCAAATTTGATATTGATGATAATGCAAGTTCGTTACATGATAAAACTGAGAAGAAAAAGAAAAAGAGTGATATTAACAATAATAATTATGATGATTATGAAGACTATGGTGCTCAAGATGAGAAACATGATCGTATTATGTTCAGAAATGCAACATGGGCTACACTTCGTGAATTTACTGGAAGAAGATGGGAACCTCTTGAAAAAGGTGAAGAATATGGCTACAGATTTCAAGATAATATGAAAGGTTTCATAAAGAAAGCAGTTGACCATCACCAGATAATGAATTATAATGATGTTGTATTGAGAGTAGGTCACTTTTTTACTAATGTTGCAAAGGCAGATCTGAAAAATGTCTTGGAAGGGCTTTATGCTGCTAATGCCAAGTTACATGGAAGGTTAAATATTTTTGTTTTAGATAAGACACAACCTTACTATTGGCACCCTCTTCTAAATGAGACAATTCCTCAAATTCGAGATTCCCCGAACTCTCCTACTCATAGTATTGACTATTGGAGAGATGTTGCAAGTCAAACAAAGATTCAGTTGTCTGAATCTGAGTTATCTGCAATTGTAGGATGCACTAAACCATCTAAGAAATTTCAAGAGATAATTTATGATAAGATGGTTCATCCACAATCGTTGACTAGTAATGAGAGTAGGGAAATAGCCAATAGAGTTAATAAAACATTACAGTCTATGGGAATTTTAGGAAATGAGGCAAGCTGTGGTGGAAAGATGCATGATACTGATAAGATAAAGGAAAGTATTGTCCAATTAGTACCAGACCATCCAGATCAAAATACAGGTTTTGGAGCTTTTGTAGATGGAAGATTGCTAACAGTAGCACATGTTGCAGCTGGAAATGATTTAAGACGACCAATTACGAGCAAAGTATTTGTAGGTAAACCTAGGGACAATAAGGAACCACCATTATGTGAAGTAATTCATGAAAATAGAGAAATGGATAGAGCTGAAATAAAAGTTCCAGAAAATTTAAAGAAGAGATCATTACCAAGGTTTAAGGGTAAAGAATACAGTGGAATTGGATTTATTTTATATCCAAAAGCAGATGGAACTGTTATTATTACTTTTGGAGTTGTTATTTATAAAAATGGTAGAATTGCTCATTGGATTCCAACAGCACCAGGTTGGTCTGGTTTACCAATATTTACGCCAGACGGAGAAGTTATAGGTTTTCATAAAGGGACCATAGGAACAAATAATATTGGTATTCCTGTTTGGGATGATATCAATGAAGATAATTTTCATGTAGTCAATACTATTGGTGCTATTGTTCATAAAGTGACTAATCAGTCTGGTAAGGAAGTAATTGATGTTGATGGTTTTATAATAAAAGCAGAAGAACAACCTACGTTAGTTGCTAATTTGGATGATGATGATGATGATGATGAGAGATTAAGATTAATAAATAGCCCTTATACAGGACCGAAAAAACGGTTTCCAACGGGAAAAGTGAAATCATTTCATGGTTCAACTCTAGAAAAGTGGTTTATACGAGCTAGACTACATGGTAAGATTGTTGATTTATCAGATGTTATGCAAAATTGTGCTGGAACTGGATATTTTTTAATTAGACCAAGTAAACGAACAGGTTATGGTTCCAGTGAGTGGAAGTATGGATCAGCAGATTATTATACAGATTGTCCTTATTATAAGTATGGACGACTAATAAGATACTTTCAGAAACATGGTGATAGATTTAGATTATTTTTATTAGTCAATGCTGAAGCCGAACAATGGCATAACGATATCTGCTATGGAGTTATTATAGATACGAAGCCTGAACAAAGAGAGATAAACCAGTCACATACCGATTTTAAGGATGTTGAAGAATTATTACAACTTAATAAGGATCCAGGAATATGGAAAGATATTCCTTACTTTGTAGATTATGATGATTGTGAAAGAAAAATGAATGAATATTGTTCACGTAAAGGGATTTTATGTCAAATAGATTTTGAGATTAAAGGTGAACCACATCGTCCTTATTTTTATTGTTACTATACAAACCTTTTTGGTGCAGCTGTAGGAGGTTCTACAACTAAAAAGAAAGCTAAGAAAAATGCTATGATGGCTCTCTATAAGAAAATGCGAGATATAGTATATAATGTTGATAGAGACCAAGATATTGTAACAGAAGAGCTTATTGCAATTTCAATGTCTAATGAAATAAATCAGGGTAATGAACCACAACAAGATGTAATCACTGACCTAGAATTATTCCAAATTGAATTTGAAAACTTATTACAGACAGATGATACTGAATTTGATATTGATCCAACTGTGTTATTTATGATAAATCAAACGGTAGAAAAACCTAAGAAAAATACTAATTTCTCATGTGAAGGTGATATTACACAACCTTGGTTTATAGAAGCAGCACTTAGATCTATGGATATAATAGAATTAGAACAAGATAGCATTGAAGAGGATGCTGCCCTTTATTTGTATGATAACATGGAAATTTTTAATCAAGATCCAGATACTTTAGAAGTAGGAAACCATATCAGATCATATGAATTATTACATAATCAAGGAAGTACAACAGAGGATGATGATATTGGATATCGAATATTTTATAATGAAGTTAATGAAGATAGAAATCATCCAGACTCTCCCATACAAGAATTTACGGCATTAGAATATGATAATGAAGTTGAGATGTGGGATGAAATGCTTCTTGGTAACCATGCTGAGCATGCTTTAGGGAAATATTATGTTGAACATCCTGATGAGTGGAAGTGGGATGTTTTTCCTGTTAAAAATGAGACTAATTTTGAATTTGATTTCTCATACCAGCCTGTTCAGCCAGAAATATTTCCTTATAATGGTGAAAGATATGATTTCATGGGACCAGAATGTAGAGGTGTTGGTTTCACAAAGTATTTTGTGAAACAATATGGTAGTTATCAGTTTAATGAATATTATTTGGAAAATATAGATAAATATAACTTACCTAACTTAGGAGAGACAGCTTATAAGGTAGCAGTACCTGACCCACCTCTTATTCAAAAGGATTTTTGGAAATACACACGTGAATTAAAGACAAACATAGATCAACAGTGTTTAGTGTTGGCTTCACAATATTATCTTAGATTTTTGAAAGAATTTATTGTTCCAGTTACTTTAGCAACTGATATTACAAAGGATGTTAACAATGATGCAAGTACTGGATTTCCAACAAAAAATTTCTGTACAAATAAGAAAACATACGTAGATAAATATATGAATTATTATTATATGTTTGAGTCCATGGTTTTTAGTGGACATAATCCATCAATATTATTTGATACATTAGGTAAAGAAGAAGTCAGACCTTGGGAGAAAAATCCTAGATCCTTCAATTCTGATCAAACAGAAGATTATTTTATACAGTACAGAGTGTTTAGTAATTTGTTAGAGCAATTTAAGAAATTACCATATTTTGTTACTAGAGAGACCAGTGGTTTCTCCCCAAATTATGGAGGATGGGATGATTTATATCGTTTTTGTACACCTAAAGGTTGGACATCAATAGATAATATGGATGGTGAAAAATGGGATTCTTCAATTATTGCTGAATTGATGATAATTGTTATTTGTGCATGGTTACATTTTATAGAATTTCCAGATTATCAAATGAAAGTAAGTTTCTTTCAATGGATGAAAAAGAATGTATTAGAAAAGAAAGAATGTGTAGTTCCTTTAACTCCTGAACAAGCAAAAGAAGCTGATTTTATGAAGCAATGGAAAGCTAGAATAGATACTTGTCCAGATGAAAAATTAAAAGAAAGAATGTTAAATAGATATGAGGCATTGGCAAGAAATTTAGCTATAATAATTGAAATTTATCGAGGAGTTATGAGTGGTGTTTACTTAACTTTTGCGTTAAATTGTGGTGTTAATACAGTTAGAAATATTTATGCGTTTTTAAGGACAATGGGTATTGATGCTACTTATGAAGATTGGAAAGCAATGTTTTTAGGGGTTTATTGTGGTGATGATGCTAAAGAAGCCTGTTCTCCAGAAGTAAATGCTGAAGAATATTTAAAACATTGTGCTGAATTAGGTATTGTGATGTCCGGTGATATAAATGTTAAATTAAATGGACCTAAAGGAGAATTTTTAAAAATGGAATTTGCTGGACTAGAAACTGCTCAGAGTGATTGTGGTACTTTTATACCAATACCGAATATTAATAAGTGTATAGCTAATTTACAAGTAAGAGAGAAAAGTATGGGTCCTTTACAAATAATGCAAAAATTTGATGGAGCAATTAGAACATTTGCTGCTTTTCCTCAATTAGCAAAGAGTTTTGAAGCAATAAGAAATGAAATGGCTAGTGTATTTCATATATATCCTGGAGGTTTAAATATCATATCAGGATTTCAAAGTTATGAAGTTATTGCTTTATCATTATTTTATATAAATGAATCGGATGGAGGTGCCTTAAATGTTAATAGTCCGATAAAATGTAAAGAACCGCTTATGCCAATAACTTTTAAATATCACGGAAATTATTGTGGTCCAGGATACGGAGACGAAACATATCAGAAAGAAGGAGTTGATAAGTTAGATAAACAGTGTAAAGAACACGATTTAGCTTACGATACATACGACGCTGATTTATATTACGCCGACAAAAAACTAGCTCACGATAGTGAAGATAAATTAGTTAGTTATTATTTTACGTTACAAGCAGAACTTAGAAAATTAGGAATAATGACAAGAAGAAATAAAGGAGGAAAAAGAAATGCTCAAATTCAAAAGCATATTGCCACAACTGAGAAAAAGTTGGCCGAAGTTGAAAGAAAACTTCCGAATGTTGGGAGACGCATTGGCTTTAGAAAACGTGGTTTTAAACCAAGAAGAAATTTTAGATTACCACGACGTGGTTCAGGTGCAAACCCAGTCTCCAAGCCCACAAGAATAAAGAAAGCATTTTTGAATCAGAGAACAAAAGGTGGAAATGAAATAGTTCTTACAGGAAGAGATTACTTAACTACTATATCACCCCTTCTAACAACTAATATTGGTGATGTTTTGTATTCTTTCCAAGTACGAATGGATAGTTTGCCCAATGCAAGATTGAATACTGTTTCAAAGATGTATCAAAAGTATAAAGTTAATTATATGCGAATAGTTTATGAACAAAATTGTGGCACCCAAACAGCAGGATCAATAGGTGGTGCTTTAGTTAAAGATCCTGATGATGTAATACCTGATATGAATGCACCTCAAAATATACCCAGTTTAATACAACAACAAGGAATGGGTATTCACAATGTGTGGAAGGATCATGTCTACACTTTACGTGTTCCAAAGAAAATTGCTTATTGGACACAACAACAAGGATCTGACAAGAGGCTAATTAGTCCTGGTACTTTCAATTTATATTCAGTTACACAATTAGAGCCTCAAAGTTATGGAATGGTTTTGATAGAATATTCAATAAAATTTTATGGTCCTGTAAATAGTGGTCTCCTAAACACTAATTATGCTAATGGCAGCTTAACACCAGGTAATGCTGCTTCAATCATAGGAGGAACTTCCGTGGTCTGGGATAGTCAGTCTGATTTCAATGTACCTGTTACATATGATGGTTCATCTAGGTATGGTTTTAACTTTACTCAGGCTGGTTTTATCAATGGAGATGTATTGCAAATGGATTTGATTTTAAATGGTTCAAGTTTAGCAAATGCTATTACATCAAATGAAACGGGGTGTGATTTAATGAATGCTTTTGCTGCTTCTGCAGCACCAACTAGTATAATTTCAGCACAAGTGAAAATCACTAGTAGTACCAACTCATTCTTAAGTTTCAATATGTTAAGTGGTACACCTACTATTGGTGCACTTTATGTGAGATTTACTAGATACAAAAAATACACACCTCCTTTCTTGACCAATGAACAAAAAGAAATGGAATCATTGAGGGAACAATTAGAGAAATTGAGTGATAGGATTTCTCATATGGATAACAATAATGTTCCTCCTCCAGTGGTTAGAGGGTTTTCGAACCCTCCCACACCCAGATCATACTAAACAATCAACCTCAGGGTGGATACAGCTGTGAAGCATGTTTTTCTGTACCACTCGATGACATGTGACATGGTTGTAAAAGAATGGCATTAGTTCTTTACCACTCTGTCTTTAATATAAGGTTCCCACAGTCCTTATTAGGTTGATTATTTTGGTGAGGTGCCCTGCGAAAGTGGGGAGTTTTTCCAGTCATGGATCGAAGCGCTATTGCTGACCATGGACTTTTCTCTGTAGGGAGAAATTTCTGTTTAAAACAGCTGGTACCCAAG